TAAGGAATAGAGAGAAATGCCATATACCATTAATAGATATAACGGACAAGTAATAGCCACAGTTGCTGATGGTACTATTGACAGCACAACCGATCTTAAACTGATTGGTAAAAACTACGCCGGATACGGTGAAGTACAGAATGAGAATTTTCTGTTTTTGCTGGAAAATTTTGCCAACACTACACAACCTCCGCGTCCGTTAGGCGGACAGTTGTGGTTTGACAGCGGCAACAGCAAGTTAAAGTTCTATGATGGTAACAAATTTCGTACTACAGGCGGTGCTGAAACCGGAGCAAATGCTCCAACAGGACTAACAATTGGTGATTTCTGGTGGGATACCTCAAATAAGCAACTATACACATGGGACGGAGCAACTTATATTTTAGTTGGTCCTCAAGGTGTTGCAGGATCTCAAACTACACAGATGCGTAGTAGAAGTGTTAGAGATACGCTAGGCGGAACACACGCGATTATTGAAGCTATTGTTGACGGCGAGACTATGTTCGTAGTCAGCAGTGTGGCAGAATTTACTTTAGATACAAATACCAGTGCTATTAATGGCTTCGGTAAAATTAGAAAAGGCATTACACTAGCTTACACTACTACAGGTGACACTGGAATTACCAGTGCAGACCATAGATTTTGGGGAACTGCCACCAATGCAGAACGTCTAGGCGGAACGCCGGCAGCTGACTATGTACTTAAAGGCAGTGCGATTTTTAATCAGTTAGTACAATTTTCAGATTCGGGATATACCGTTGGAGATACACCTCGATTACGTGTGTATAACAATACAACAGGTACAAGCACTTTCCCAGTTATTCAGAACCAATTAAACGATACAATTAAGTTTCAAACAACTCAAGCTTCAGCAACAAGAACACCAATGCAATTGGTTGGTTCTGATATATTGCCAGGCACTGATAACACTTCAGATATTGGATCTTCAGGATTACGTTTCAAAACAGTTACAGCCGTGACATTTTCTGGAACTGCTACTAAATCAGATTCGTTATTTGTAGCGGCTGACGACTATAGAACTGCCAGCAGTGCGGCAAGTTCTGGTACTATTGCAGTAAGAACTTCAGTAACTGAAACTATCAGCGGAGTTAATACAACTCCGGGATCTTTAAAAGCAACATATTTTATAGGTATTGCCACAGCAGCCAACTATGCTGACTTGGCAGAAAAATATCTTGCAGACAACGAATATGAAGTTGGCACTGTGGTATCAGTAGGCGGCGAAGCTGAGGTAACTTCATCCAAAGTTGGAGATCGTGCATTGGGAGTAGTGAGTGCTAATCCAGCTTTTATGATGAACAGCGAATTAGAAGGCGGAACTTACATTGCACTAAAAGGACGAGTTCCTGTTAAAGTTACGGGTTCTGTGATAAAAGGACAACGCATGGTTGCAGGTCCTAATGGAACTGCACAATCTGCCATGGGTAATACCGCAGATGTATTTGCAATTGCATTAGAAACAAATTCTGATGCGTCAGTCAAAATAGTAGAATGTATTGTACTTTAAACATAAATAATTCGCGATAAGGATATAAAATGGCAGGCCAGAATACATTAATTTTAGCAAACGATTACAACATCATCCAGTCGGCTATCTCATTGGTCATGGGAGAAGGGTCTGGAACTACTGGATACGGACAGACTTTAGCTAGTAGTCAAGTTGGACAAAACGCTAAGATTACTGTTAACCAGTGGAATAATTTACGTAACGATATTGTTAGATGTCGTCAACATCAGACTGGCGTTACTATTGTAAATAGAGCTCCAGAGGATCCGGGATATGTTGCAGGATCGGATTTGCCAACAGCTTCAGAAGCTTCACAAATTAGAGAATCTTGGAGAGCCGCATTTCTTTCAGTGGCTAACGATTGCAATACTAACAGATTAACAGCACCTCCTCCAGCTAGCCAAGCAACTAGAGCTGATCTATTCGGACAACAAGTTCGTACCACTGTATGGAATGGTAGAATTCAGCAGACTGTGGTTGTTACGTTTGACTCTGCCAACGACGCTAGATACTTTTTCAATACGGGCGGCCAGTTTGAATTTTCTTCAGACCGCTCAGGCGGTTCGGCAGGATTAAAAAATACTACCTGGACTACTATGTTAACAAACATGGGAACTATCAGATTTAACTATGATGCTACAACTTGTACAGGTACAGGTATAACATCTACAATTGGTTACTATGATATAACTACTTCAGATAACTTAATATTTGAAAAAGATGCTCCAACAGGATCGTATACACCTAATAAATATTTTATATATGCCCGTAGAAATATAGCTGGCAATGTGATAACCTTTACACTTCATTGGTGGGACGATTCGGCAGCGCCTCCTTCATTGCCAGATCCTGGTTTTGGTATTGACGAAAACGTCGACGGTACTTTAACCAGTACAGTGCAAACTTTTAGGGCTACTGGTGCCAACGTTAGCGTACCAAACCCAAGTGCTACCACTACACCAATCGCTTAATCATTCAGATTAAAGTTTTTCAATAGTATTGACAGGATAACTATTGTAGTGTATTATATACATTACGGAGTTATCTATGGACGAAAGAATTGAAAAAGCATTTGCAGTGGCAAACTACATGGCCACATTGTCAAATCAGCGTAGAATTGTACTAGAAGAATTTAATCAAAAATTAGTATACTATTCCAACGGCGGGACATTTGTAATAGACCCTACGTTGATTAATTTTACTAGAATGGTTCTGGATCTAGGATACACGCACGATGTACCATTTGTTGATGTTAACAATTTTCCAGTAGTAATTGCTGATGTGCAAACTTTCTTCGATACTATCTTGTTGACTTATATGCAGTCATTAAATGATTACTCGATCAAATTTGCAGACATTAAATCTAAACGAAAAATTGGAGATATAGTTGAGCTCTAAAGGTGCATTAATTTTTGCACAAAACAACTCGGCTATAGATTATATCAAGCTGTCAATTTTTGCGGCAAATCGTATAAAGAAATTTATAGACATTCCTGTTAGTATTGCTACTGACAGCAGATCTTGGTTGCTGAAAAATTATCCAGATCATCCTTTTGATCAAATAATCGATTTACCAGCAGAACCTTCAAATCATAAATTATTTTACGATGGTACAATCGTTGCAAATAAACTAGAGTGGAAAAACCTTTCTAGATTTCGTGCATACGATATTACACCGTATGACAAAACACTGGTTATAGACAGTGACTATATCATTAATTCAGATATACTAAAAATAGCTTTTCAAAGATCTGCACCTTTTCAAATATATCGCAAAAGTATGGATCTTGCAGGCTGGAGAAACACATCTTGTTTTGAAAGATTGAATTGTTATTCTATTCCGTTCTATTGGGCAACTGCATTTGTATTTGAAAAAAGTTCCATTACAAAAGCATTCTTTGATTTAGTGTCATACATTAAACAAAATTGGTTATATTTTAGGGTATTATACAGTATTGATGCCACTGCATTCAGAAATGATTTTGCATTCAGTATTGCAATTCATTTAATGAACGGAAAAATAGACGGCGGCTTTGCATTAGACTTGCCAGGTACAATGACTTATATTTTAGATAGAGATTTATGTGTTGACATAAATGACACCTCCGTTCAATTTTTAGTCGAAAAGCAATCTCATCTTGGAGAATACATTGCTGTAAAAACTAAAGGTATTGATGTACATATAATGAACAAGTACAGCTTATCTAGAATTATAGACGGAGGTCGAGGTGTCTAAAGGCTTTTTAGTTTTTGCAGAAAATGCGGGGTCTGTTGATTATATACAGCAGGCCTATGCTCTTGCACTCAGTATTAAACGTAGTCAGAAAACTGTCAGTAGTATTTCTTTAATTACAAATGATAAAGTGTCAAAAAAATACGCTAAAGTTTTTGATAAAATAATTCCAATTCCTTGGGTTAGTGATAGACCTGCATCCAAATATAAAGCAGAACACCGTTGGAAATTAATCCATGTAAGTCCTTATGACGAAACAATAGTACTAGATGCAGATATGTTATTTTTAGATGATGTTTCTGACTGGTGGGATTATTGTGAGAATCATGATCTTAAATTTTGCTCACAAATTAAAAATTATAAACAGGAAGTAATATTAAAAGATCTTGTTCATCGAAAAGTATTTGTAGAAAATGATTTAACAAATCCTTACTTTGCCTTGCATTATTTTAAAAAATCTGAAAAAGCATTCAACTTCTACAAAACCCTTGAATTTGTATCTAATAACTGGGAATGGTGCTATACTACATTTGCTCCAATCGCATACCAAAGCTGGTTAAGCATGGACTTAGCAACGGCAATTGCTATAGAGATTACTGGTTATCACGAAGCAGTAATAGACAAATGTAGTCCGTTGGAGTTTGTGCATATGAAATCAGCAATACAAGGATGGGACGCTACTATTATATCTTGGCAAGATGCTGTTCCTTTCGTTTTAAACAGCCGAGGCGATTTGGTAATTGGTAATATTAAACAACCAAAGCTATTTCATTATGTAGAGAAAGACTTTTTGACTAAAAAAATTATTTCTCGACTTGAGGAATTAGTAAAATGATTTCCAAATACTACGTCTACTACGATAAGAAAACTGGAAGTATTCTTTCAGTAGGTAATGAAGCTAATAAGTCTTATGAATACGGTATTGAATCGACATGGGAAGAAGTTGAAAATTTAATTAATGGTACGTGGTTACTTAAAGATTTCATTGTTGGATATCGTCGTAACCCAGACGGAAAATCGCAATTAGCAGTTATTCCTAATTCTGAACAAGGATATATTTTTAAAAATAATATATTTGAATGGATTACAGAACCTAATGAAAAGGCCGAGTGTACTATTATATGGAATAACAAAGATAAAAGTTGGCAGTTTAAATTAAGTGAAGCTGTAAAAACAGTGTATCGCGATAGTTTGTTAACACCTAGATTGGTATTTTTCGTTACATTAGAAACAGATTTTGATTTTTTAATTCGAACTATTTTCATAGAAACAATTGATTTGTTTTCATCTGAGTATGTTCGAATTCCGTTTGAAAGTAAAGTGGAACATGATATTGATAAAATTTCCATATCTTCAAAATTAGTTTTTAAAAATTACGGTTTAAAGGTTATACATGAATAAAATTAAAATTATAGAACAAGACATTATTTTCCTCAGTTACGATGAACCTAATGCTGAAAAAAATTATGCAGATCTCTGTACTAAAGTTCCTTGGGCTAAACGTGTACATGGAGTAAAGGGCAGTGATGCGGCGCATAAGGCCTGTGCCGCACTAAGTGATACTGAATACTTTGTCACAGTGGATGCTGATAATATTGTAGATCCATCTTTTCTTGAAGTGGAAGTTGATCTCGAAGAACTAGGGCTAACGCCTAGCCATGTGTTTAGTTGGTGCGGAAAAGTTCATGTCAATGGTCTTATGTATGGTAACGGCGGTCTTAAACTATGGACACGTGAGTTTGTTAACAATATGCGTACTCATGAAAACAGTGATCCCAATGATAAAAAAGGTTTAGTTGAATTTTGTTTTGATGATCGATATTATCAATTTAATGAAAACTACAGTGAGAGCTTTACTAATGCTACGCCATTTCAAGCATGGCGAGCAGGATTCCGTGAAGGCGTTAAGATGTCGTTAGATCAAGGATCGCGGGTGTTGGATCTCAAAAAAATATGGTGGCAAAATTATCATAGATTGTTGATTTGGTCCACTGTAGGTGCTGACGTTGACAACGGTATATGGTCAATATTAGGAGCACGGGAAGGTGCTTATAAGACTAACTGTACTGGTTGGGATTATGCCAATGTTCGGGATTTTGATTGGCTGACAACTTACTGGAAGCAAAAACACGAAAATACAGATTTTGACACTACTACTGCATATATAAATTTTTTAGGAAAAGAGCTTAAAGAAAAATGCAAATTAGAAATTGCAAACTTTGATCCTGCCAGTTCTCGATTCTTTAAAACAGTATACAACAATACACCGAGGATAATACGCAAACGTGTTTGATATAGTTTTTATCAGTTATAATGAACCTAATGCTGAGGAAAATCTTTTTAAATTAAAAGAAAGATTTCCATTAGTTAAACATGTGCATGGTGTAACAGGTATACATCAAGCTCACATAGCTGCCGCTAAAAGAAGTTTCAGTCCAATGTTTTGGGTGGTTGACGGTGATGCCGAAGTATTAGACACATTTAACTTTGATCACAAAGTGGTTAAAGAAGAATACGACATAGTGCATGTTTGGCGCAGTCGAAATCCTATAAATGGATTAGAGTATGGCTACGGTGGAGTTAAATTACTACCTAAAATGTTAACTCTAAAAGTTGACATATCTAGCACTGACATGACTACTAGTATAAGTCCTAGATTTAAAGCCATGGAGCAAGTTAGTAATATTACCGCATTTAACACAGATCCTTTTAGTACTTGGAGAAGTGCTTTTCGAGAATGTACCAAATTAGCAGTTTTGAATAACGAAGAATCCACGATACGATTGAATACGTGGTGTACTGTATCCTCAGGTGAGTACAGTGAATTTGCCATTGCAGGCGCACTCGCCGGGCGAGCATATGGAGAAAAAAATGCCTCCAATAAGGAGGCATTGTGTAAGATAAATGACTTTAGTTGGCTACAAGATCGGATGTCATTGGAAAAATTTCAGCAATAACTTTGGCACAAGCAATAGCTACTTCCTGGTGTTCCAATTGAGTACCATTTGCACTACGCAATTCAATAAAATGAATCCAACTACGCAATGTTCCATTCATATACAATCGACTTTCTGTAAGACCTTCAGGTAATACTGCACGAGCTTGTTCTTTAGCAATACCTCTTTCAATAGCTTCCTTGTAAGCTATACTAGCACATTCAATGATGAATTTTTGCTTGGCATCCCACCATGCTTGTAACTCTGTATCATCTGTTGAGATGCTGTTCTGACGATTTTTTGTGTCTTGGAGTCGGGCTTCTCTAGTGACGAATGCCATGTCCTTAGTAGGATCCGCATATCGCTGACTAAATTCTTGAAAGCTAAAGGATCTATGTCGTAAGATTTGACGGGCAATGTCTCTTGTGGTAGTGATTTCGATACAGGCACTGACCATTTCGAGGGGTGACCAGTGCTGGTGTTTGACCAAGTATCGTATAAGTTTCTCTGATGTTTCTGTGTTAAGTTGGTTGCTGGGATTGGACACACGGGCGCAATACGCAATGAGTTCCTGCGCATCTGAGATACCCATGTCTCTAAATTCACCTGTTGGCTGGGAGTAGGATAAAAGTTTAACATTCATTTACAATTTTCTTTTCTTTAAAAAACGTTGAGTAATTCGTTCAATATCTTTTTTAATACGAACAGTATCTAATTTAAAATCGATGTTGTCGATCTTTTCTTCGTATGTCTTAAATAATTCAGACAACGAAGACTCGAACGATTCCCATCCTTTTTTATGCGTTTCCGCTGTTATTTTTACTTCCCAAGTCTTGCCATCTTTAAACGTGATCAATACTGTATGGAGATACCGTAAGGGTAATACACGAAGTTTTACCTCTCCAAATACTTCAGGCCAACATTCGACGACTTCTTTGGGAAGGATCCTTCCCTGGTCAATCACTTAGCTTTTTTGGTCGGAACCAACTCCTCAGCTAATCGACGAAAATTTGCCGCTTCTTTAGCCAACTTATCTGCTTGACTACGATACATTTTTGCAGTTGCTTCTGGACTATCATTTGGTCCGGGAACAACTACGTCTGCTACAGGAGCAGGCATTTCGCGTACTGATGCCACTTCAGAAACTGTTGCAACAGGTTGATCGTTAGCACTTGGACTAATAGCTAATCCGTCAACTGCAACTCCGCGCTGTTCGGCAATAATTTGATTGAGTTCGGATAATAGAATAGATACACCAATAGTCGGAGTCATTTCAACTAAGTCAGTTGCAACTTTAATTAATCGACCTTTGCTATGCAGTGCTGGCAACATTCTGCTACCGTCTGGAAATTGTGTACGATCCAATGCTTCAGCAAATTCGTATGCTTCTTGTGCCGCAGAACTTTCTACAAGATTGATAATAGCGTTATGATATTGATCGTCTAAGTTTTCGGTTGCGATTACTAGGCAGTTATAAGCATCACCGGGCAATGTTCTGTATGCTACTAATACTTTTTTGCCTGTTGCTTTAATACGTCCTACGTGTTTTAGTGATTGCATAATTATGCTCCTGCTTTAGATGTTTCGGCTTGCTTTGCTACTTGATCTAAAAATGTCGATAGTTTTGTATATGTTTGTCCTACTACAGTCATTTCGTTTGGCTTGAATGCACCGCGTGAACTAGCAATATCAATGATAACTTTCATAGCATTGAGATCGTTAATAGTTAATTCTGTTGGGTCTACTTTCGGCGCTTCCGCCACTTGTTTTTCTTCTACTTTATCAGTCATGGTATCTCCTTAGTTAAAGTACATACTTAATTATCTCGTTTGTAAATGTGGACAGGCAATTGTGAAGAAACTGAGTTCTTTTTCACTTTCAAAGCCTATGCGTGTATTGTACACAATGGTATTGGTATTATCCAGAGAAATACCCTGTCCTATATAATATCTATTATTGAGATTATGTGTAATCCAACTATCTACTAATTTTAGTAGGGATGGATTATATTTGTCTATAGTGGTATATTTAAAATGCGGAGCGGCAAACTCCGTCCTTCTAATACCAAAGTAATTTAATGGATTTGGTTTGCCGTTTTTGAGAGCCATTATGCAGTCGCCTTGACTTCTTCGTAGTAAGCGAATTCGCCCCATGGAGGAACAATAGTATTATTGCCGTGAATAATGAATACTGTATCACAGTAGTTTTCATCGCCCCAACTGCCCCAAGGGTAACCGTCTGTAAACATAATAAACTTTTTAGGGTTAATGTTATGTTCTTTCATGTATTCCCAGTTGGCGTCAAACTCAGTACCACCACCGCCCATCGGTTCGTACTCGTCAAACTCGTCCATGTTGTATCCATCAAAGTCTGCTTCGTTGTATACTTGTGTATCAAAGCACCATACTTTAATCTTAAAATCTCTGTATTCCTGCATGATGCCTTTAATTTCGCTTAGGAAATCTTTTGCTTGTTCATCGCCGATAGAACCAGACATGTCGATAGCTACACAGATATCAATAGTTTCTTCAAAATTTGTGCCTGGAAGAATTGCACTCATGTGCCAGCCTTTACGATTAGGCCGCATAAATGTGTAGTCGTTTTTAATTGTACTTTGAATTTGTTGACGCAAAATTTCACGCCAATTCATTTTAGGTTCTGTGAAGTCTTTGATCATTCGCGCAATGCTGGCAGGAACGTTACCAGCACCAGCTGCCTGTGCCGCTTGCATCACTGCTTCACGCATCTCATCGCGAATTGCTTTGAGCTCGTCTTTGGTATATTGTGGCTGTCCGTTTTTACCTTCGCCGTTGGGATCCAAGTGTTCATCCAGTAACTGCCCAAGAGCAGCCAATTGTTCGTCGTCGTACTTTTCGTACAGATCATCATATACTTGTTCAGCACCCCAGCCATAATATTTGGGATCGTGAAAGATCTTAATTTCTGGAGGAGCTTCGCCTATACGATCACGTACTAATTGTCCGTTGACACAGTAGTCAGCGGCAATATTAAACAATTTGCGATCTCGTCCTTCATTACGACCGATATGGTCAAACACGGCATGCAAAATTTCATGTGCAATAACGAACTCTACTTGTTTTACAGTAAGAGGAGTAAAGAATTTACGATTAAAATAAATGTTGCGTCCGTCTGTTGCGGCTGTGGTTAGCCATTCGTCTGCTTCTTTAATTTGTAAACGTGTAGCTAGGTTGCCAAAAAACGGATGACGCAACAGCAAGCCCACTCGGGCTACAATAATTTTATCAATAATTGGATCAGTATGTGCCATGATTTTCCTTAATTTGCTGTATGTATATATTATAACACCTCCCGAAGGAGGTGTCAATTGATACATTAGTAATTAGCGGCTTTCTTTTTCGGTAGCCTGTGCAATGTATTTGCCAAACTTGGCATGGAAGTCATCAAAACATGCAATTTCATCTGGATCCAGCGGCAGTTTATAAGTACTCAGCGCCAGCTTAGTTCCCATGATAACCAATTCTGTTTCGAAATTATCCATCATAAATTGGAAGAAACAGTTAACTTGATTGTTCCAATCTTTGGCCTGTTTATCGCAGGAATCTTTCAATTCGTAGCACAAGCTCACTACCAGCGAGTATTGTGCAGAGATTTCCTTAGAATCCATCTTTTTAACTTTGCCTTGCAAGATGTCAGTAGGATTAGGCATTTTGCTAGAATGTTTACGGTGTGCCATAAACTTAACAGCAAGACCTTCACCAACTGCTCCGCAAGTTAAGTCGGTAAGTGTATCGACATCGCAATCGTCATCGACTAGAAGTTCACTGACGAAAGACCAACTACGAGGAGTTGCAAAAGCACGTGATGCTGATTTAGGATCAAAATCATATAAATCCTTTTTAGAAAAAGTTAGAAAACCTACCACATCTTTGTGTACACGATTCTCCACAGCCCATTCGTTCCAGTCATCCCATTCGCATGTCATTTCCAAGTGAACGAAACGATTAGCCAACGGAGCAGGCATACGATAAGTAACGCCCTTGTCTGTTTCGCGGTTACCAGCAGCCACAATGACCACATTGTCTGGCAGGTGATATGTACCTACACGACGATTCAAAACCAATTGATAAGCCGCTGCCTGTACGCTGGGTGCCGCACTGTTCATTTCATCCAGGAACAGGATAATTTGCTTGTGCTTTGTTGCCATTTCAGTATCTGGCAACTCGATAGGGG